GTCGCATTGTTCATGCTGGAGTCGTCTTGGCGCTCCTTGTTGTCGGACGGGATCCCGACGAACACGTCCTGCTTGGTCATAGAAGCAAGCGACTTCTTGAGCTGGGGTAGCGCGTCGAATATCTTGTCAGCAGCGTTTTTCATGCTGGGTTCGGTATTTGGTACCATGGTCCGCCGTATGCGTACATGGAACTCAAGTCATTGCTGCAATCCCATCCTGCGCCCACCTGGATCGCGCCGGCCCCGAGCATTTTCAGCATTTCCCAATAGCGTAATCCCCAGATCGTCTGGTTCCAGTGCCCTGCTTTTGGATCGGTTACGTCGCTGGTGTTGAACCCGACCGACACCTTGTCCACGGACTTGCTGTTGATCGGTCCGGTGACGGTTCCGGGTATGGATCCATTGGTGCTTTCCTGCATGGCACGGACTTCAAGCGCGATCATGTGCGCCATGAAGTTTTCAGTGCCTATGTCGAGCCACGTCGACCATCTGCCTGGATCCAGCCGAATACCGGCCACTTTGAGCCAGTATGCTACTTGCGGGTCTGGGAATATGTCCGGATCCATGAATGCGGGGAAATCCTGCCGGAATGTCTGAATGCTTACGGTCATGTTCTTTCCCTATCACTATGGTCCGCGATCAGGAGTGGAGGCGCCCTCCACCCTGTTTTTTATTGCTTGTCGGCCTTATCGGCTTTGTCTTTCTTTTCTTTTGCTTCGTCAGCGGCGGTCTTTTTAGCCAATTCCGCAGCCTCTGCGGCTTCTTTTGCTGCAACTTCGGCGGCCAGTTTGGCTTCGGCTGCTTTTTTCTTAGCATCGTATTTCACGGCACCGCTGTTGGCGAGGTGCTTGTGATCGGCGTACTCATCTGGGATCTCGCAGATGCCTGGACCGAATGTCAACAGCGCATGCGACTTGTTGAACAGTTGGACTTTGGTTGGAAGTACCATAGTTGTGGTGGACATTCTTTATCTCCTTGTTTGGTGAAACGTGGGATCCTGAGACCCCACGTTTTCGAGTTTGCTGCTTACTTGCTTACAGACCGTCGTAATAACCGATGCACTGGTTATATACGATTTCGACACGACCCAGACGGCAGAAGTACGTCGTCTTGTGGTAGATGCTGTCGTATTGGATCGGAGTGCGTTGCAACAGTGTCATCGGGAAGCGGATACGCTGGTATTCCTTCAGGTAAACCACTGCACGATCCACGGTGCCTGCCACGCCACGGGTACCGCCGGTACCGCCACCCAACAACCACTTGAGCGGGAAAATCTGCAACTTGCCCTGACCGGAAGTGGTCAGGATGTTGTTTTCCAGGATGTACTTCAGGATCGAAGTGGTACCTGCTTGCGAGATTTTCTGCGTTGCGATGTAGCCGAACTGTTGCGGAGGCAACAGCAGGCGATCTGGCATAACGGCCAAGGCGCTGTTCTGCCAAGTGGTCACCAGCATCAGGTTAACGTCGGACAGAATTTCGTCCGGTGTTTTCTGTGCCCATGACGACAAGCCGGCCGAACCCAGAGGCAATGCGGTTGGCGTAACGAGGTTGCTGTTGCACATCCCGAATGCGTTCAGGCTGGTATCACCGATGTATACCATTTCGTCGGTATCCATCTGGTGTTTCAGCACCAGGCCTTCATACTTTTGTTGATCGACAGGGCGACCCAGACGGGCTGCACTTTCGATTTCCGGGATCGTGTATTTCAGTTCCAAACCCCAGAGTGTCAAGGGGTTGGCTGTCTTATCGATATCCACACCAACACCGCCGACTTGGTTGGCTACTTTGTCGATCCAAGCCTTGCCGTTGCCGATACCGTTACCGCCCAAGTTACCGGCGGATGCGAATGCCGAGCTGGTGAAGCTCGACACTTCATCGGCGATCGTCACGTCTTCACGCAGATCGATGTCGCGTGGGTAGGTTACTGCAGCCAGTGGCATGTGCAGAGTCTGGTCAAGACGTTCCAACTCACCGACCAGGAAGGCGCCGGTGGAGTCTACGAATTGTCCGTCGCGGGTTTGCACTGGGTGAGGCAATCGCTTGCCGGCCTGAGTGCCTTTTGCGTCGATTACGCTAGTGTCAAAAGTCAACATTTCTATGCCCTTTCTTAGATGTTGAACGCGATTTCGACGTTGCCGCTTGAATCTGCGCCACCGTTAAATACTGCATTCGAGAGAACCGTGGTGTTACCGGCAGAATACACAGACTCGAAGCCGCCGAGAACGTGCAAACCAGTGGAAGCCGCGCACCATACATACACGGCGCCGCCCTTGACCGGAGATTGACCGGCAGGTACTGCACCAATGATGTAACCGGCTTTCAGTGTACCGACTTCGCCGATCGACCCGATCGCGGCTGTACCGATCGAAGCGCCACCGTAAGGTGTGCCCGACAAGGCTTGCTGGATGGGGAATGCGCGAGCGGTAACACCCCATGCGGCGGCGGGCGTTACGTTTTGCTGGTCAGCAACCAAGAATGAACGAACACCGCCTGTTGCGGCATTGATCAAGCAAGGCTGACCGTAGAGGGTTGGTGGATTGGTCGCGTCCATCAGTGCCGTGTCGATGCTGGCAGGATGGGTACGATTCACGTCGCCGGGGTAGCCGGCGTTCATGCGGTACAAGTATGCAGAAGCCATGATGTTTCCTTTCGTAAATGTTTAGAATCCGATCGTGCTACTTTGGGATCGATTTCAGTTAGTTTTTCTTGCCGTAATTCTCTTCCCAAACCTTGCCGATATCTTTCACCGATTGGATGCGATTGGCGCTCTGCTGAGTATGGTTATCGCCAACAGTGCCGCGACCAGACATCGTACCGTTGTTCTGCGCACGCTTCATGGAGGCGACGGCCTTGAAAACGGTTCGCACCGCATCGCAAGTCATATCCTTGGTGTTGAGAGGTTTCCCGCCCATCACGTCTTCGATCATGCCGCGTGTGGCCGGTTGAGCATAGGCAAGGTCAAGAGCCTGGCGACGGAAACCGCACAGCTTCTTGAAGGTTTGTTTTGGATCTGCAGCGCGATCAAACGACGGAACACGAATGCCCGGAGCAAGAATTTCGGCCAATGCGACCGATTCGTTGCAACTGTCGATGATGTACGATGAATCCTTGGACTTGATCGCTTTGTCACCAGTTCCGACTGGGGCTTCCTCTTCCAGATTACCTTCGTCTGGACGCGCTTCGGGATCCTTTGCATCGTTTGCTGGTTCACCGCTCATGCCGATATGCTTCTTGATTTCCTCGATCGAATCGCGGAATTCTTGATGTTCGGCTTGGTTTTGTTGAGCGTGTTCTTCGTGTTCTGCTTTGGTTACGAATTCACCCTCACCATCATCCTTGGTGCTACTTCCACCGCCGATCGGACCACCTGTGTGCAGGTGGATGTGTGTATCTTCCGGCTCGCCACCGACGTCACCCGTGGGTGCGTTTTCTTTCAGTTCTTCCAATGCAGCTTCATCCTTGTTGCGGATTGCATCGAGAACCTTGCCGAGCCAAGTCTTGTTTTTGCTCATGGTCTGTTTCTCCTGTATGAATTTACGGTCGCCAATAGCACAACGCCAGCCACAGCGACCACTCTCGACTAACGCTACATGGTTTCCAACTATGTTCTTTTGCCTACCTTCTCCCACGCCTGTTTCTTCGTAGTCGGCCTCGTATCCACAGCTTACCTCACGCTTTCCGGTTCGTACAGCTTCGATTGCATCCGGAACTGTGATCAGCAGATCGGCGAGCAACAGATCGTCTTGATGGCCAAGACCGCGCCGGACGTTCTGCACCACGCCTACTGTGAGTTGCTGCCATGTTTCTGGGGTGACTTGCCCGATGGTTGGATGATCGTCCGTGACTGATTTGCCGTTGAAGCTGGCGATGGTTTCAGGACGGAAGACTTCATTGGGTTCGCGGGATATTCTGACTAGCCCATCTTCGTCTGGTCTGACTACCGGATCCCCGTCCTCATTGCTGAGTTCGGTTCCTCCGTAGATCATTGCACCAATGCGAGCGATCGGCACCTCCTCGCAAAGCAGATACCCTTCCGGAGTCAGGCTCTGTTTTTTGCTGAGACGCTCGATCGTGTAATAGAGCTTTGCCATGGTAGGTTTAGAACAGTTGAAGTGTCAGGTCGTCTGCTGCCATACCGATGGTGCATGCCGCCGTTAGTGCGGTTACGTTCATACGGAAGAATCTCCAGCCTTGAATATTCGCATGCCAGGCACCGGCCGCCGAGGTTGTAAGCACCGCGCCGGCTGTGGTTACCACGGTCAGCGGATACATATTTTCGGTGATGTAGTTGGTGCCGTCATTGGACACTTGCGGGACGGCCGTCAGGCTGGTGCAGGTACCCTGAATGGTGATCC